AAGCAATAGGCACTTATGGAGATGTTTATAGAAAGGCATTTCCAGGGATATTTTTAAAATATAGACAAGATGTTATAACTGCAATACCACAACATATAACAAGCATTAATGAAAATACATTATTAAAATGTAATCATCATTATAGTCCAAATATATTTAAGTTTATTGAGTGGGCTAAACAATATGGTGAAGATTTAAGCAGGTATCGTTTTGTTTTCCTTGACAGTTTATGGAATCAGTTAAATCAGGCTGATAAAATTAAGTATTTCTTGTTGTTGTCAGAACTTAATACAGAAATAGTCATTGAAATGGGCGGACTGGATGAGTTATTGGAAATGACAATCTGTGATTATAATTCAAAAATAATAAACAACTATTGGACCATTTTAGAAAAGGAGTGCTCATAAAATGAAATGTAACAAGTGCAATAATGCAAATGTCTGTTTGGACCATGTTGAAATTCCTAGTCTGAGTGGGTGTACGAGTGGAATACCAGATCGCAAAGTGCCCACTAATGCCGACAAGATAAGGAATATGTCGGATAAAGAGTTAGTTGAGCTTATTACAGGACTTAGCAAAGAATGTCTTGCTGGTATTGGGGAATGCGATTGTAGCGCACATAAAACTTGCACAAATTGTAATGTGGAAGTTAGGAAATGGCTTCAATCAGAAGCGAAACGACCTAGAAGAAAAGAGGATGAACAATGAGTGAAGAATTAAGACCATGCCCATTCTGTGGTAGAGAAGCAAAAATTAAAGCAGTTATGAAATCTTATGGTTTGACAATTTGGTGCGCATGTAAATGTGGAGCGCGGACAGAGGGATTTTGCCCAAACACGAGCAATGAGGATAATACTATGAAAAATATCGAGAGAAGTACGGAAAAAGCTATTAAAGCATGGAATAGGAGGGCGAGCAATTAGATGAAGCCAATTCTGGATGTATGCTGTGGAAGTAAAATGTTTTACTTTGATAAAAACAATCCCAATGTAGTTTTTATGGACTGCAGAGAATTAGAAGATACTCTTTGCGATGGACGTAAACTGAAAATAAAGCCAGATGTTATAGGGGATTTTCGTAATATTCCTTTTCCTGACAGCACATTTCATTTAGTTGTGTTTGATCCACCTCACTTAATTAAAGTTGGCGATAATTCGTGGCTGGCTAAGAAATATGGAAAATTAACAGACACTTGGGCAAGTGATATAAAGAGAGGTTTTAGCGAATGTATGAGAGTACTTAAACCGTATGGAACACTCATTTTTAAATGGAATGAACAACAGATAAGGTTGTCAGAAATACTAAAAAATATAGATTACAAGCCTGTATTTGGAAATAAAAGAGCTGATACGCATTGGCTTGTGTTTATGAAAGGTGGTGGAGTGAATGCATAAAATTGTAGAAAAGAAGATATTGCCGAAGTACTTTGATGCGGTCATCCATGATAAGAAAAAGTTTGAAATCTGCAAGGATGAGGATGATTTGCGGATAGGTGATGCAGTAATCCTTAAGGAGTGGAACGGTGAAAAGTATACCGGACGCGAGGTCGGCAGAAATATAGTGTATATTTTGCGCGATGCTCCGGAATATGGATTAATGCCAGGTTATGTAATATTTGGATGGTAGGGAGGTGGAATAGATGTTAATTAAACTAATTTCATTTAACTCTGAAATGGTTCAGACAGCTCCAGACGGAAAGGAAAATTGTACATGGGTGATATATTAATTGGATTATTTCTTATATTTTTGGGGACGGCAGGATTCACATTTTTGTTAGGCTCTCGATGCAAAAAGGTATGTAGAATTTTTATTTCCATTATTTTATGGAGTATGTGCATTTCGGGAGGTGTCTTAATATATAAAGTCTATCAGGACTGCAAAGCTGAAGTAAAAAAACAGGAAGCTCATTGTGAATATGTCAAGAATAAAATAGTAGCAGAATATCCTGACGCACTGGATTATTCCACAGCGAAACCATTTATTATCTGGCTCTGCGATTCTGATGATTATGATGGCACGTTTGAGTCTGATGGTGTCAAATATAAATTCAAAGAAACAGAAGATTTGCATGGAAATAAGGTATTAAGTATCATCAGTACCGGGAAGAAAAATCCTGATACAAAAGTGATCAAAATGGATGATAATTTGGAGACAGACTAATGAAAGAGAGGAAAATCATTTTCAAATAATGGAGAAAGACAGGTATATTGAATTGGCTGGTAACTGTAATAGGTCAAGAAAGGAATTTGTATATGTTTTCACCAGAATATTTTAGACAAACAAGTCTTTTAAATGGGAAAGAAAAATTAATGGGAAATTTAGAAGCGGCTGGACTAATTGAGAATATGGCATTTGAGTGTATCAAAAATGATATAGGCCTTTATGCTGCTCAAGAACAGATAAAGACAATCCTTATTGATAAATATGGTACTGAATGGTATGAACGAAACGGAGAAGCAATTAACTATATTGTTGAAAATAAGTATTGTGACAAAGAAAGAGCCAGAAACCCATTATTTGATAAAGAACAATATAATTTTGATGTGACTCACAGTGTTTTGTATTAAAACAGAAATAAATAAAGATAGAGACGGCCAAAGAATGATAAAGAGAGTCTGTAGCAGATTCTCTTTTTCTTTGCACTTAGGTAAAAACTTATATAGAAGCCTATAGAAGTTTCTTGAATCTATCATACTCTCAATGTAAGTAAATAGTTTACTGCAGATGTGAACATGGGTGACGGAACGATGATGAATCATAACTTAATAATAAGCAAAAATGCAATCGAGATTGTGAAAGGCGGTGAAATAGATGGCAATTAAGCCGATTTTGTTTAACACTGAAATGGTTCAGGCGATTCTGGAAGGTAGAAAGAGTTGCACAAGAAGAATTGTAAAACCGCAACAGTTTGTAGGAATGTTGCCGGATAAATGTAAAAACGGAGTGCCGGAAGAATTTCTGAAAGAAAAGAAATTCATGTTCAAACCATACTGTGATATGACAGATATAGAACTGATAAATACTGCATACAAAGCCCCATATCAGCCGGGAGATATCCTGTATGTTAGGGAAACATGGCACAAATATAACAAGCGAGTGGGTGAAGGTAAAAGTTGTCACATGGAAGAATTTTACGGCTACAAAGCAAGTATCGCAAACTCTGAAGATGCAAACGAACCATGGAAACCATCCATCCACATGCCGAAAGAAGCGGCACGCATCTGGCTTAAAGTTACGAATGTTAGAATGGAGCGGTTGCAAGAGATTACGGGACTCAGTGTACAGAAAGAAGGAATTGAAGTAGATCCGAAGGAATGCGCTAGTAAATTTGATTTCATCACTGAATTGTTTCTCTTATTTCAGAGATTGTGGGATTCTACTATCAAGAAATCTGACCTTGATCGTTATGGTTGGGATGCGAATCCTTATGTTTTCGTGATAGAATTTGAGCGATGTGAAAAGCCAAAAGAAGAAAAGGGAAAATAGATAAAAATTGATGCGCTGACAGGTGAATGTAAAAAATTCAAAATATTGCGTTCTTTCATTCTGCCACTTTAGCAGTGAGATGAAAAAACGTATTTTTATATGGAAAGCCATTCATAAAAATCAAATCTATCATACTTCCCATATAAAAACGAAAGGAGCACTATATTTTATGGGAGCATTTATTATGCTTGTAATTATAGGACTTGCTGTCATCTGGATTCTACTTTCAAAGCATTTTGAGCAGATAGGCAGGTTCTTTTCCGGAATGAGTCCCGGAGTCAAAGATGAAGACAAAAAAGAAAGTGAGGAACACGATGTCAAAGAAGAAAGATAAGCATATTACTTACGATGATCCAAACAACTGGACGTATAATTATGCAGCCAAGCAGGAAAAAGATGATAACGAAAGAGAGGAAATGGCAATGAGTAAAAAGAGTGCAGGCAGCACGGTAAACTGGATTAAAGGAGCGGTCATATGCGCTGTGTTTTTAATCTTTGTAGTGGTATTTATTAACCTGTTAACAGTAAGGGTACCTGCAGGATATGCAGCAGTCCAGTATAACATGAACGGAGGCGTGCAGGATAAGTCGCTTGGTCAGGGATGGCACATTAAGAGCCCGTTTGTTAAAACAACACTGTACACGGTGGGTTTGGAACAGTCGTATTTAACTGCATCGAAGAAAGGTGATTCCCCGTCAGATGAGAGTTTCTCAGCAAGTTCGTCTGAAGGAAAGGCTATGACGATTGAACTTACATATAGCTACCAGTTCCAGCAGGACACTTTGAATAAGGTCTTCACTCGATTTAAAGGGGCTAACGGGGTTGGCGTGAGAGATAGTTTTATAAAACCAAATATTGTTTCATGGACCAAGGAAGTTGTTGCCAAGTACAAGGTTTCAGACATTATTGGTTCAAAACGTGAAGAAGTCAATGTGGCTATTACCGATTATCTTGCTGACAAGTTTGCTGATTATAATATTTCAATTTCAAACGTTTCGCTCTCAAATGTGGAAGTAGATGAAGATACAAAAAAGGCAATTGATGCAAAGATTGCGGCACAGCAGAATGCAGAAACACAGGCTATCCAGAACCAGACTAACATTGACAAGGCAAAAGCTGACGCTGAAGCTAAGGTTACAGCTGCTCAGGGTGATGCGGATGCAAAAGTTATCGCAGCACAGGCAGAAGCTGATGCAAATGCGAAGATTAACAGCTCAATTACTGACCAGTTGATCCGCATGAAAGAGGCTGAGGCAAGACTCAAACATGGATGGGTAACAGTTCAGGGCAGCGACACTGTTGTTACAAAGGATGCCGATTCGGATAAATAAGAAAGGCGTGGAATTATCATGGCAGTGAAAAAATTCATTCAGACTTTGGCCTTTTTCGTTGTGTTAGCGGGTTTTGCATTCCTTGTATTTGGGATTATACATACAGTTGCAAACGAAACGGACGACATTGGCAGAAAAGGAGGGGTATGCCTTATTATTATTGGCGTATTGGGTTTCTTTGCTGGAGTTGCAGGATGCTACGTGAGTAGTATAGTTGGATGATGCTGACAAAGACAGCGAGTAGAAAAAGAACAGGCAGGAAGAGATTCCTGTCTGTATGTATGTCAATAACCCATGACTAAAGGCACGGGCTTGTGAAACAGGTCTGTACTCTGATTACTGGGTTATCGAGCAGAGACGCGATGCCTGCGTTCCGTAAGGATGGCACTCCGGGATTTTTCCAGTCCCGCGACACTGCATAGCAGGCACCAAGTCTAGGAAAACAGTTTTACCGCCATGCACAGGCTTACAACCGGTGCGGGAATACCGATTATCCCCGTGATACTGCATGGTACATTATGAAAGGAGGCATCTGATGCCTGATACAGATTACATATATGTACTCGGTGCTGACGGGAAGCCGCAGATGCCGACAAAACGAAAGAGACATGTCAAAAGGTTACTTGATACCGGCAAGGCACGAATTGCATGCCATGTCCCTTATACAATACAGTTACTTTATGAAAACACGCCTGTTCTCCAGCCTGTAATGCTGGCTGAAGACCCGGGGCGCACAAATATCGGCATGGCGGTTTTATCCGTAAAGGGTGAGCTGCTCATGTCTGCTGTTGTGGAAACACGCAACAGGGAAATCGTAAGGCTTATGAATCACCGCAGGGGATACCGCAGGGCTTCAAGAAACGGTGAACGTAAGGCCAGACAGCCAGCGTCTAGCGAAGCGTTTCGGTACAATGTTTAAGGCTGGTCTGATTATGCGTAAACTTCCAAAGTTTGCGGCTGACAAATTTATCACATGCCACTACATCAGAAATACGGAGTCGCGTTTCTGCAACAGGAAACGTCCGGATGGATGGCTTACGCCGACTTCAAGGCAGCTTGTGGAAACACACATTAATCTGATACACAAAATACAGAAATACCTGCCGGTTACGGACATTGCCATGGAAGTAAACCGTTTTGCATTCCTGTCGCTGGAAAACCCATCTGTTTCGGGAGTAAACTTCCAGAATGGACCGTTAAAAGGCTTTGACAATCTGTATGATGCAGTAAATGAATTGCAGCACGGCAAATGCCTGCTGTGTGACAAAAAGATAGAACATTATCACCATATTGTCCCAAGATCCATGAACGGCTCAAATACAATAGGCAACATAGCTGGGCTGTGCATGGAGTGTCACGACAAGGTTCATAAGCATGCATCGTATCAGAAAAAGCTTAACGATGTCAAAAAGGGACTGGATAAAAAGCGCGGTGCGTTAAGCGCCCTGAATCAGGCAGTACCGTTTATCTGCAAGCGCCTTGAAGCTGAATTTGGTAAAGAACATGTATCTTACTGTACCGGCCGTGACACTGCAAAAATGCGCAATTCATTTGGATTCCAAAAGACAAAGGATAATCAGATGCATGAAACTGACGCATGGTGCATAGGAATTCTCGCATTAAACAAAGTCCCGGATGTAATTCCGGACTTTGGACAGACATACCGCATCAGACAGTTCAGACGTCAGGACAGAAGTTTTATCTGTTATCAAACAGAAAGGGTCTATAAGCTGGATGGTGTAGCAGTTGCCAAAAACCGTAAAAAACGTACCGAGCAGAAAACAGACTCTCTCGAAGACTGGTATAACAGACAGGTGGCTTTACACGGTAAAAAGGAAGCTGATTTCATGCGCAGCCATCTGACAGCTGTTAAAAGTAAAAGACGTTATAATGACTTGACGCGTGTTATGCCGGGAGCGGTATTTATGTACAACGGAGAGTGTCACGTCTTAAGCGGCCAATTGACAGAAGGACGATACTTCCGTGCAGTAGGTAATGCAAAAACAAACTATCCTGCTTCAAAGTGTAAGATAATCAGACACAATGAGGGACTGGTGTTTGTGTATTAATGACAGTTTAAAAATAAGGGCAGCTGTATCTCATGACTAAAGTCACGAGTCTTAGCCGCCAGTTAATAAAGTAAAGGATACCCGTCATCGCTCACTCGGAAAAAATATTTCTGACATACTTTTCATATAAACCTAAGAAAGGATACGAAAAATTATGAAACAGGCAGGATATTTTTTCAATACAGCTAATGACCAATATTCAGTTACATACATGCAGGGAGCAGGAGTTGGAGTTTTAAATGGAGGTAAATTTCATGACTGCTATATACACCTTCCACAGATGGCAGGAGAAGGACAGCCTTTCATCGCGCAGTTCGTAAACGATGCAAGAAATCCTGAATTTCTTCGCGGCAAAACACTCAGGACATCCCCAGTGCGGTCTGTGCATGCAATGAGGATGCAGGAACAGGAACAGGAATTATAAATATGAAAGACTAAGACCAAAAAAGACACTGCCCTGTGGCAGTGTTTTTCCATGTATGAAAACCGAAAAATTAAAATAATATCATACTTTAAGTGTAAAAAATGACAACCGGAGACAACGAAAATTGCCTCTCACAAAAAGAAAATGGAGGAAAAGATTATGAGTAAAGCTTTAAAATTAAAGAAGTGGAGACTTAGAAACGGTACAAAAATATACGCCTACTGCACATGCGGCAGGGAGGTGAATAAGGAGCATGACGACAAAGTATGTCCGTTGTGCGGTCAAAAGCTTGACTGGGGAAACGACAGTGACCCGGTAGGTATTTTATAAGGAGGTTTTTATGACTCCTAAACAAAAGGCATGGACCGATAAACAAATAAATTTAATCATCGATCCTATAAAAAAGTCGGTCCGCTATCCATGACAGATGAACAGTGGGAGGCGGTAAATAACCGAATTGACCATGTCATCAGGCTGGCAAAAGGCAATAAAGAGGTGCGGGAAGCACTTTTTGATGCTATTGAGCCATATGATAAAATGGTTAATTCCGGTAAATAAAAAAAGAAGAGTCCACGGTTTGTGGGCTCTTTTTTGAAAACAAAAAACATACTCTGTGAAAGAAAACACCGAAAGGAGGAGGTTTTATGAACAGATGGAAGAGATGGCTGTTCATTATTATTGTAACAGCTGCGGCAGTATGTCTGCTTATTCTGGCAGGGCTGGCATTTTTCAATATATTTGAAGAAAGCAAGGCTGTAATGCCTATCAACGCGCCGATGCTATAAGAAAAGAGCGGGAAAATCCGCTCTTTTTCTTTCTAAAATATTCCAAACAGCTTCGGAGGCTTGTCATCAAACATAATATTTCTGCGTCTGTTACCCTCGTCGTAAAGTTTCTTCGCTTTTTCAACTGGCATATACAGCGCTGATATAGTCGTAAAAGCAATACGCCGGTAAATAAAGTCAATTGTCGGGGCCACATATTCAGGTTTTTCCTTATCTCGTGGCAGATAACCCTTATACCGCGCGGCCCATGCAATATCATCACATTCCTCACCGTCTATATAACCTTTAAAGTTCACATCTTCATTCCAGTATTCACAGGCAAAAACAAATTTTCCCGGGAAGAGAGCAGTCAGCTTCTTGGCTGCCTCAGTGGTTTCACCGTCAATGTCAAAGCGTATTCCGCATGGCATCTCTTTGAGATTGCATGGAGCGGCAGGATCAATCCCTATGCTTTCCATATTTTTCTTTGTAAATACCTTTGTGTCTTTTTTATATGCATTGAAAACAAAGCATGTCGCATACCGCGTCCCGGCGCCATACAGTGCCTTAAATTTAGTGTAATCCATAAATATTTCTCCTATTTTGTGATGTTGATGTCAATCTGTTCCTTGAAATATTCCATGATAAATTCATCCCTCATGCCGTTTGCATAGTTCATGGAGTTTGCTTTCAAATTTTCATAAAAGCAGTCAAACTGTGCCTTACCAAATTTTTTATCCATCTGCATAAGCGCGTTCAAAGAAAGCACGATGTATGACTCAATAGCGCGGTTTGATTCTACAACCGCCATATTAATAG